TAGCGAGGGACGCCGAGACGAAAACCACCTTTTCGCGCCCAGCCTTTTTTGCCGCTGCCAGCAGGCCGGCTGTTCGCCGGCCTGCGGACTCCTTTGCACGAGCCCCGTAGGCTACGCCATACTCCTACCCATGAGAGGTCGCCCGCCAAAGCCGAAGCATCTGCTGCAACTCGTTGGATCGAAGCACGCAAAGAACCGCGAGGAGCTCGGCGTCGCCCCGCCGGCGCCGATGCAGCCGCCGGCGTGGCTGAAACCTCGTGCGCAGCAGGTTTTCGCCCGGCTGGTCGAGTGGCTGGGCAAGATGGGGACGCTCGCCGAGACCGACGAGCACGTCATCTCCCGCTACTGCACCACCTATGTGGCCTGGGAATACGCTGCCCAGCAGCTACAGGCTACGGATGCGTTGTATGTGGAGGTGCTGGCGCCCGACGGCAGCATCCGATTTTCGCGAGCCACGGCAATGGCGACACAGGCCAGGGAATGCGGCGAACAGCTTCGGCACCTCGAGACGGTGCTGGGCCTGACCCCCGCCGACCGCACCCGCCTGGGATATGGCGCGGTGAAGGTCGTCGCCGACCCCGTGGACGAACTATTCGGTGACACAGCGACGGGTTGATATCAAGCAGTTCGCCGGGCTCCTGCGGCACAGCGAGGGCGACTTCGCCGGCAAGCCGTTCACGCTCCAGCCCTGGCAGGAACAGTACCTCGACAAGCTGTTCAACACCCGCCGGCCCGATGGCCGCCGGCAGTATCAGCGGTCGCTGCTGGCAGTGCCTCGCAAGGCCGGAAAGACGGCGACCTGTGCGCTGATCGGCGCATACGAGGGCTTCTTCGGTGATCAGGGCGGCCAGATTCTCATCGCCGCCGGCGACCGGAAGCAGGCGAGCCTCCTGTTCACGGCGTGCTCGAGGTTCATCGAGTCCTGTCCCGGCCTGCTCAAGCGGGCGAAGATATATAAGAACTCGATCGTCATCCCGCACAAGAAGAGCACGATCCAGTTTCTTTCGTCTGAGCACAAAGGGAAGCACGGCTTCAACCCGTCGGTTGTCATCGTCGACGAGTTTCACGTCCAGCCCAACCGCGATCTGGTCGACGTGCTGGAGAGCGGCATGGGCATGCGGGCCGAGCCGCTGGTCATCTACGTCACCACGGCCGGCATGGACCGCGTCGGCCCCTGCTATGACGAGTGGCAGCGTGCCATCAAGGTCCGAGACGGCCTGATCGATGACCCCACCTTCCTGCCCTGCATATTTGCGGCCGATCCAGAGGACGACCCCTACGCGGAGTCCACATGGAGGAAGGCGAACCCGAACTACGGCGTCACCGTCCGCAAGGAGTTTATGGAACGCGAGGCGGCTCTGGCCCGCGAGAGCGTCACCCAGGAGATCAAGTTCAGGACGCTCTATCTCAACCAGTGGCAGAGCAACGGCGCGAATCGCTTCTTCCGCACCGGACTGTGGGAGCGGTGCGGCACGCCGCTGCGGGATACTGCTGGCCGGTCATGCTTCTGCGGCCTCGACCTGAGCTCGACCTCGGACACGACGGCGTTCTCTGCGGTCTGGCCCGGCGTCGACGAGGACGGCAACTTCGATGGCACCTATGACGTCTTCACGCATCTGTTCATTCCAGAGGCCGGCGCCGACCGCGATGAGGCTCCGTATCGCCAATGGGCAAAGGACGGATGCGTTACAATCACGGGTGGTGACGTGACGGACTACGACGTGGTGCGCGACTACGTTCTCTCGTTTTGCGAGAAGAATGCTGTTCGTTGTCTAGCCATCGACCGATGGAACGCTACGCACATCACGACGCAGCTTGTCAACGAGGGCATCACCGTCAAGCCGTATGGACAGGGCTACGCCTCCATGTCGGCTCCGACGAAGCTCCTTGAGACGCTCGTCCTGAGCCAGAAAATCAGGCACGCAGGCAACCCGGCCCTGGCCCTGCAAATCTCGAATATGCAAGTGCGAGTCGACGACGCCGGGAACATCAAGCCGACGAAACAGCACAGCCATTCGACGGCCCGCATCGATGCCGCCGTCGCTCTGATCATGGCTCTGGGAGTCTCGAGCGGCGAGATGCCGAGCACCGACGAACCCAATCTCATGGTGCTGTGATGTCGGAGATCGACCTCGCCCGGCAGGCCGCTGACGCCCTTGACGAAGCCATGATGAACGGCGACGTCGTCGAGCTCCGCACCAACCTCGGCCGCATTTTCGAGGAGATCAAGGACACAAGGAAGACCGCCTCCGGCGTCTCCGTCGGCCCAGAGACCGCCGTCGAGTGCAGTGCCGTCCTCGCCTGTGTCCGCGTCCTGGCCGAAAGCATGGCGGCGATGCCGATGAACGTCATGCGCCGCCTCCCCGGCGGCGGCGCCGAGATCGCCACCGACCAGCACCTCCACGAAATCCTCGCCTACCAGCCCAATTCGTGGATGACGGCGTTCGAGCTCAAGGAGCTCCTGATGTCCTGGGTGCTCCTGTGGGGCAACGCCTACTGCCATATCAAGGGCGGCAAGAAGGGCGGCGTCACCGAGCTCATCCCGCTGCATCCGTCGCGGATGGAGATCAAGCGGCTCGAGAACGGCAAGCTCCAGTACCTCTACCGCGAGCCGGCCACGATCGCCGTGCCGAATCAGGAGCCGACGAAGTATCGGCAGGACGAGATTTTTCACTTGAGGTGGCTCTCGTCGGACGGGGTGACAGGATTTATCCCCACGACGCTCTCGCGGGATGTCATCGGCCTCGCCAGGGCCACAGAAATCTACAGCGGCGCATTCTTCGGGAACGGAGCCCGCGGCGGGATGTACATCTACACCGAGCATCCCCAGAAGCCCGAGGCGATGCAGCGGTTCAAGCAGCAGTGGGACGAGGCGCACCGCGGCCCCTCCAACGCCTACAAGACAATCGTCATGCCGTTCGGCTTCCGAAAGAGCCAGGACGAAGTGCGGAATGACACCAGTCAGCTACTCGAGACTCGCCGCTATCAGGTCGAAGAGGTGGCCCGCATCTATCGCGTGCCTCCGCATCTGCTCGGCGACGTGTCCAAGGTTCGCCACAGCACCGTCGAGCAGTCGGCGATCGACTTCGTCACGTTCTCGTTGATTCCTTGGTGCCGGCGGTGGGAGATGGCCTGCCGTCGCGACCTCGTCGTCGACGACAAGAACTATTTCGTCCAGTTCGACGTCAACAGCCTCATGGCCGGCGACTACGCCGCCCGCTCGCAGTTCCTCCGCGAGATGTGGAACATGGCCGCGCTGGATATAGACGAACTGAGAGCCCAAATCGGCTACAACCCGCTGCCCGACGGGCAGGGCAAGAAGCGGTTCGTGCAGGTGAATATGCAGCTTCTGGACGGCTTCACGGCCGACAACCCCACCGGGAAGAAGGTCGCCCCGGAGCCGCCGGCTGGCGAGATCGCCATCGACCAGCAGGCCCGCGCCGCCGCCGAGGTCACGTTCAAGACGCATCTGCGCCGGCTCGCGACCGTCGAGGCCGACGGCATCCTCGAGCGGCGCAACAAGCCCGAGAAGGTCGTCGCCTGGATCGACTCCATGCAGGCGAGGATGCGAGACGAGCTCCGCGATGCCGCGGAAGCTACCGGAAGGGATATTGAGGAGTTCGTGATAAATTGGACTCAGCGCTCGAAAGATTTGCTTCTTGACTGCCATCGGAGCGGTCAAAAGTACGAGACAGCCACACAAGGATGGTGCGATAAGCACCTAAGCTGACCATGCCCAGCGCACCCGAAGGCGTCATCAACGCTCTCCAGGCTTCCGTTCGCCTCCACCTGACGGCGATCGAGAACTATCAGGCCCAAGCCGAGCATTTCGGCCGCTGGGGCTACCCAAAACTCGCCGAAAAGTGCCGCGGCGACGTCGATGAGGAGCGTGGGCACCTCAGTCTGGTCATGGAGAGGCTCGAATACTACGACGAGCAGCCGGCATACGACCACGACGAGCCGAATTGGCCGCGCCACGACTACGAGGGCATACTCGCGGCTAACCTCGAGCTCGAGTCGACCGCCATGAAGGTCGAGAGGGCGAATGTTCTCGTCTGCCGAGCGGCCGGCGACGAGCTCTCCGCGGAGGCTTTCGTCAAGCTGCTCAAGGGAAGCGAAGACTCCGTCTCTGAAATCGAGGCGGTCCAGAAGGTTCTGGAGCAGATCGGGGCCGACAACTACCTTGCGAATCAGGTGTGAGCATGGCGAACTGTGAGATCGAGCGACGCACAAGTCCTCAGGCGACTGCCGTTGAGTACCGCGACGACGGAAAAACGCCCGTCATCACGGGCTACGCGGCCGTTTTTGAGTCTGAGTCGCGAAATCTCGGCGGTTTTGTCGAGACGATTCACCGTCGGGCCTTCGATCGGGTGCTCGCGAGCAAGCCCGACGTCGTCGGGGTCTACAACCACGACAAAAACTACCTTCTGGG